ATCCATGAAATCATGTATGAAGAGGCAACCAAGAATGGTCTGCCGTGGGATCAAGGAGGTTCAGAAACATTTCAAGAGAATGTAGACCTTGACTGGACATCTGGTACAGGTTGGGGTCAATACCGCTAATTTGAATTTTTTATTATGAAAAGACTTTTCTTTGGTCTGCTTGCTTCAGTTGCATTAGTTGTTCCCACTCTTGCACATGAGGAGAAAGAAGATCCTGTCTTCTATACTTATGAAGCAATGCAATGCATGCGTCAGGGTAAATGCACTGCTGGTGTAAGTAAAGTCAAGATGAGTGATCATCAACATCATGATGAGGTCAGAACTATCCTGGCAAATCTTGATCAGATGGGTGTTGAGGTTTACGAATCAATTCCAGAGTATTTTGTGGATGAGTATCGTGCCTTGTACTATTCTGATGTGAATAAGATCTATTTTAATAAGAGATATACTGATGATCCTGGAATGTTCATCAGAGCATTGCGTCACGAGGCATGGCATGCAGCACAGGATTGTATGGGTGGTGGTATGCACAATTCTGACATTATGCCTATGCTTGAAGCAACCACTATCCCTGATGAAGTTATTCAAGAAACCTTTGCTCGCTACGGATTCGATCCACATACTGTCAGGATTGAACGAGAAGCAGTCTGGGCAATGAATATGCCTTGGATGACTGTTGATGCACTGGAGGCATGTAACTCAGATACACCAATCTGGGAGACATACTTCCCACCTAAAAGAACTTGGAGTTACCTTTACTGGGAGGGACTAGTTGACTATCATGACGGAATCTAAAGAACCAAAAATCAAACTCACATTTGATGGGTGTTATAACTACAACAGATTGCAAAAGGAAGGTATGGTTGACGATTGGCGCTACTGCGATGAGAAGATGGAACTTAGACAAATTGTCTACAATATCCTGTTGAATAAGTATGGTGGTTTGACCAAAGAAAATGGAGAACCAATCTGTAGTATGGAGAGTATTCAAACATGTTGTCATGATTGGGTTTCCCAAGGGCATGTAAATAGTAGTGGCATTGTAAAATACTATGAGGCATACTACAAATGAAGAGACTTGTTACAGCGGCGGTTGTTGCGGCAGCGGTTGCCCTACCTGCCCATTCCGACCCCCTCAAAGATAACCAATATTTCACTATGCATTCTATGGGATGCATGTTGCTTCAAGAATGCGTAGAAGATGTCAAAGAAATTAACTCCATCTCAGATATCAAAACTGAGATACCTTCTTCTGATTATGACGTTATTGCTCGTGAGTTTGATTCTTTCCTCAGACCACTTGGTAAGATCGGAGTTAAAGTTTTTCTAGCAGACCAGAAGTATTTCCCTGTAGGGCACCGTGGTGTATACCACACTGTAAGCAATAATTTCTTTTTAAACAAAGCATATATGCACCGTCCTGGTGTGTTGATGAGTGTCATGCGTCATGAGGGATGGCATGCAGCACAGGATTGTATGGCAGGAACGATTAAAAACAATATGATTGCTATCATTCTGCCTGAGGATACTGTTCCCCCGATGTATCAGGAGATTGTAAAGCGTACATACAAGACTATGCCTCATGCGATTCCTTGGGAGAAGGAAGCATACTGGGCAGGTAAAACTGAAGGCATGACTGCTAGAGCACTTGAGTCTTGTGCTCGTGGAACTATGTGGACTGACTATGAACCAACACCACTTACTCGTCAATACTTGGTTGAAAAAGGTTATCTCTCTAAATAAAGCTGCCTTACCAATTAAATATGCCAGAAGATGTCAAGAAACCCGACGAGAAGAAAAAAGGTTTCATTGGAAAACTCAAGGAGCATGTCGATGACAAGGAAGAACAACTTGCTATTCTTTCTACCTTTGTCCGCCTTGGTATCCTTGTTTGGTCTGGTGGAATTCTCACTCTGGCATACATCAAACTACCTCCTGCACTCGGAATACCCGAACAAAAACTTGATCCAACATTCATCGCCAGTGTCTTTACCGGGGTCTTAGCTACTTTCGGTGTTCAGGCAGCGAAGAAATCTGGAGAGGGTGGTAGCAATGGTGGTGGAATCAGTAAAGCAGATATGGAAAGATTGATCCAGGCAGCTGCACAAACTGCACCACATCAAACTCTCCGTATTGAGCAAGCACCTGTGACCTTAAAGGTTGATAAGGCAGAAGAACCTTACAAGATGTAAGTTATGACTAACAAGCGATCACCATTTAAGTGGGCGGCACTGACAGTAGGAACACTGTTCGGTGTCGCTCATATTGGTTTATTGGGACACCTGATTGGTAAGGATAAACTTCCAATCATAAATCTACCTGTAGGTAACTACACATCATATAGTGTAGACGCAGGCACGGATGGTTACAGTATACGATATAACGCTAATGATCCTAAGGTCATGGGGGTTACAAAGACATTAGACAAGAAGAATGGATTCTTTGGTATCGGTGGAACTACGAATCTAATTACAGAAGAAGAATATACAATGGATGGGGCAAGGCATCTAGGAGGTGCTGAGGGAAAGTTGACTGCTCAAAACCTGGAATGCATAAAAGCGGAGGGCGCTGGAGAGTCAACCGGAAGAATGGTCGGTGCTAGTGTCGCATCAGGCATTGCTCCTATCTTCACAGGTATTCCATATGTTGGTTGGTTAGTATCTGGTTGGATGGTAATGTTAGGACAAGATACTGGTGCAGATATTGGTGCGGAAATCGCAACAATGCAAATGGATTGCGAACCAGAATGATATAGATATAAGTAATTGAACTCATTATGTGAATTTACTTTTGCGACCTTTGGAGAATGTAAGTGATCCAGTATGGAGTGTTATTATATCTCTAATAATACTACTTGCCGGTGTTACATACTATATTGTCTATATAATGAGAATGGCATTCGATGAGTTGGACGATGAGTGACCTTACTAATAAAGATGCAGAACAGGATACAAAGATTGCTGTAATGGACAGCACTCTAGATAATTCTATTCGTCGTATTGAAATGGTTCATAAGCGTGTTGATGATACGAACGAAGAAATAGAAAAACTTCGTGAGAGAATTCGTAAACTTGAGAAATGGGTATGGGGTGCTGGTGCAGTAATCACTGCTGCTGTCACACTGATTGGTTTAGTAACTGCTGCTGACGCAAGAACATTTGAAAAAGAAGAAATGACTGTCGGTGTTCTGACTCAGAAAATCAAACAGTATGAAGCAGAAAAGGAGAGAACTCCAGTAGAGGATGTTCTAAAACAAGCATTAAAGGAGTGGGAACTATGGCAGGAATGACGCCCCCAAGCAGAAAGAGTTGCTATAATTTTAGAGTAATAGAAATCAACAGGGTTGTAGATGGCGATACTATTGATGTTACTATTGATCTCGGGTTTGATCTATACAAGAAAGAAAGAGTTAGAGTTGCAGGAGTTGATACGCCGGAGAAAAGGACCAGAAACTTAGAGGAGAAGGAACTTGGAATCGACGCAACCTACTGGCTCAAAGCGAAACTCGAAGGTGCTGTGGCTGGTGACGATGATCTTGTTATCCGTACTGAACTTGATGGCGGTGTCGGTAAATATGGCCGTCTTCTTGGGTGGTTATACATTGGGGACTCAGAATTGTCCCTCAACGAACAAATGATCACAGAAGGATACGCTCACCCCTATGATGGGGGAACAAAAGATATGAATCTCGAAGCATTGCGAGAGATTCGTAGAGCACACGGTACATTAGTAGACTAATTATGAGAAGAGAAATGTTAGAAGCTCTCAAGGCATTGTCCGTTGGGAGTATAAAGAAAGCGAAAATGAATATTGAGATATACCTCACAAACCCTGTGGGTATTGGTGAACACCCTGACGTTCTCGGTGCGATCCAAGATCAGATTGATGCAATTGCAAAAGAAGAAGAACGTATCGAAGTAATCGAAAAGTATTTGGAGGATTAAATGAAAGTATTATTTGCCTTTCTCGCCACACTGTTCCTTGCTGCTCCTGCCTGGGCAGTGGATGTATCAATGGGATCAAATGGAAACTTGATTTTTGACCCATCTGATGTTACAATTGACGCAGGTGACACTGTACATTTTGTCAACGGTATGCTCCCACCACACAACATTATTGTAGAGGGTCGCGCTGATCTATCACGCGAGTCTCTTATGTTTAATCCAGGGGAGGTACAAGACATTAAATTCGCAGACGCAGGAGATTACGATTTCTTCTGCGGACCACACCAGGGTGCTGGTATGGTTGGCACAATTCATGTAAAATAATTTAAGTAGCAGAGGAAAATGGCAACTTATAACGTAACGATTCGTTCCGCCGATGGAACGGAGACGGTTGTTCCATGCGATGGGGATACTTACATCCTTGACGCAGCAGACGAAGCAGAACTCGATCTTCCATACTCCTGTCGTGCTGGTGCATGTTCTACATGTGCTGGTAAAGTATTGGAAGG